CTGCGGAGGTAGCTGCGTTGCCTGGCGCCGCAACAGTCGCCGCCGCACTCGTAGTAACCGAAGCAGTCGATGCAGTGACCGAGTTACCGCTTGCACTAACCGAAGCTGCTGCTGCAACCGTGACAGACGAGGTTGAAACTGTGGCTGAATTACCTGTGGCCGATACACTGGCGGCAGCAGTGACAGTGACGGAACCAACAGACGCTGTTGCTCCCGGTAAGGCCCCTTCTGCATCACCCCAAGTTCTTTCGCCCCACGCAATATTGCTGGAGTTCCATCCCTGCCATGCAACTTTTGCGTCTGCCACATCATCTACTCACTAGGCAATTCTGATAATCGCATTACTCGCATCGGCTGCGGGAAATGTGATCGTGAAGTCGCCTGCTGTTGAAGTTTTATCCCCGCCAAAAGCCAAGACACAGACCGCCCTGTTAGCAGACCCGGCTGTCGTACTACTGTTATAAATAACCGCCCCGTTTGCGGTGATCGTGCTGCTGGACCATGTGGTATCCGAGAAGTCTGTAAGAGCGGTCGTACCGCTCGCACTAGGATCCACGTTTGTCAGCGTATTGCCTCCCGCAGTGTAGTTCGTTCCCGAAACTTCATTTGTGGTTGCGTAGGCAGTAGTCGATGCAGCTAAAGTAGCACTTGAGGTGTAGAGAGCAATCTTAAATGTATTGCCCGTACCCGTTGTGGTTGTCGTGCCTCCACCAGAACCGTTATGAAAATTATGAATCCCTTGAAGTAATTCACTCTTGAAGGAAGTACACATTGCCTGAGTTATAGCCATTACAGCCTCCGTAAAATTTCGGCCACGTCTTCATGGCCTTGTTTGTCAAAAAGATTATATAACGTGGTCCGATCACTTTTTATCGCGTCTTTACAAGCCGCTACAATAACATGGTAAACACGACCCTTAAACGCCTTGGCCTGAGCCCGAACCATTGGATCAGCCCCTTCTGAGATAGAGACTATTTTATTAACGGCCCTCTCAGCAATTTCCTCCGGGGTAAAGCCCCGATTCTGAGTAGTTTGCACACCTACACCATTAACCTCTGCCTTAACTTCAACGGTAAACATATTATTGTTTTGGCCTCACTACCATTCCATCTCTGTACTGATCTGTGACTTCTTTAGACTCACCAAGCATTTTGACACCAATCATGGCTTCACTAAAGCGTTTTTCGTATTCCTGCATCAAGTCGGGCTCCCCTTTCATAAACGTGTACGCCTCAATAAGGCTTCCATACAACAGGGCCTGAGTGGCATTAATGCTTAACCACGTAGTGCCATCACTAGCACCCGCCGTTAAACTAGCTGGCCTGTAAAAATAATGTAGCTCTGTGGTATATGAGCTATCCGGGGTAGGGGCAAGGATAAAATTATCCACGTCAAACTGGGCATAATATCTAGGACTACCCGTGGTACTACTGTTAGGGTTAAACGTCTGAACAAAATTAACGTCTTTGAAATCCAGAAAACTTTTAACGCTACTAGAAGTAAAAGAAAGCGAGAAGGGTGCCATAAAGTCAGAAGGGGCGGCCAGATACTGATTAGAACTGCTCATACCACCAGACACGTTCTTACGGAACAGACTCAGCTCTGAGTTCTTTAGAATCCGCTCTTCCACGTTCTTTATAAAAATGTCTAAATTACTGGTAAACGTAGTTTCGTCGTTTTCCGTGTAATTCTGTATGGCGGTCTTTAATTCAGCGTAAGTAAAACTCATGTCGTAGTCACCGTTACCTCTCCAAGAGCGGCAAAGGCCCTAACTGGCGAAAAGGTCTTTTCAGACAATAAAGGGGTGTCCACATAAACCACTACCGGGTCAGGTCCCACGGGTCGGGGGTCTTTCAAGGCTTGTGGCTCTACCACCTTACGAAAAGGCCCTAACTGTGGGTGCTTTTCCTCGTATTCATCCGATCCTACCAGCATTCCAGTCCACTCTTTTTTCATGGAGTTTAAGAGGTACCTGAAACCTGAACGGTCAGAGATTCCGTAAGCTCGTTTACCTGTTGCGTATCTAGCCATAACTAAATCCCGGAGTTATCGTCAAAGAAGCCCTATCTCGGTCTTCTTCCATCGCCCTGTTGAATTCCTCATCATAAATGGCCTTCAGCAACGGAATCCTGTCCGGCGCACGCTTAATAGCAAGGTAGTAGGCCAAACCTGCCGCAAGGCAAGGATAAAACCTAAAGGGTATCTGCATAGTATTAGTGTATTCATCTGCATCGTCCATGCGGACAAGACGATCAAACTTAATAATGTCTGTGCTGTTCTCAGGTGTAGGCCAGACTTTCAGCACCGGGGTTATCTGCCTATCAAGGAAAAACTGAGAGGGCCGGCCTGTTTGGGCTTTATTAGGAATACCTAAATAGCTGTCCCGGCTGAGACGGGTAATTGCGTAATCCGTGCCATCCCGAGTAATAACAGCCGACAGAATATCAATGGTTTTCTGGGCAGTCGTCATGTCTACGGCAGCGGACAAAGTAGTCGTAGCCGCACTGGTTCCACCAGTAAGTGTTTCACCACTGGTAAACGTGCCAGAAGGAATAGTTATTGCCATCGTGGTAGCCGAAGGCAAACTCGTAACAGAAGCCGTAGCGGCGCTCGTGCCCCCGGTAAGCGTCTCACCTACCGTGAAGCTACCACTAGCCCCTACGGTCATGGTTAAAGGACCCCCAGGATAGTCACTAATGTCGGAGGCCAAGGTGATAGAGGTCTGTTCGATGGTCCATTGGTTCAAACCACGGTTAGACCAGTCTGCCAGCATAAGATTAAGGGACCGCCGAGCGGTCTTTAGGTCATAGCCAGTACGGACTTCCAAGCCGCACCTCTCAAAAGCCTCTTCGACATAGCTGGCTACATCCAGCTCAAAATTAACAGAAGAAGAAGTTGCCATCTATCTTCTCTTCTTGCGGACACCGGTTTTCTTTACCATGCCGCCGCCACGCATCTTGCGGACACCGGTTTTCTTTACCATGCCGCCGCCACGCATCTTGCGAGCGCCGGAACAGGAACCTCTTCCAAGATCAACCTTAGACATGATGAGTCTCCTCTAACAATTTAGTGTAAAGAGCGGCCCTTGCTTCAAAAGAAGGGGCCGCCTCCTTATCTTCAAAGTAATGGTTATAATACCCCGAATGTCGAAGTTTATCAGAGGCTTTCTGCAACTTAGACAAACGCTGAACAAAGATCATGGCGTACTCCGTCTCTACGGGCGCTTCAAAAGTACCATCGTCTATAGACTCATTAGGGTCGTCATCCGGATGAAAACCCATGACCCACAAGTCTTTTTGAAGAAAAAGTCCCTCTGAAATAGCGTTATTTAATCCCCACAAATACTCGTGAAAGGTGTCTGCGTCCTCCGCATAGGCTATATCCACCAGAATAACTACGTCATGCACGTCGTCAAACATAGATATAAGAGAGTACAGAGGCTGGTATCCAGGACTGTATTTGAAAGAAAACCCCACCTTATCCTCTTCCCACGCCTTCTTAGCGTAGGAACAGGCGGGTAAACCGCCGTATTCCTCATTAGGGTTTTCCAGTGCGTGACGGGACCATTCTCTGATCTCGCCACAAATTTCCTGCTCTAACCCTGTGTAGGAAGAAATACGGCGCATGAGCTACCTTCTAAGCATGAAATACCGTCATTGTGCCAAATGTGGAAACCGTGTATTGAACAAACATCCCCGCAGAAAAAACAATTCCTTCATCCGGGATAGTTACATCCCTAGTGGATGTAGCAGCAGCCACAGAGCCTACTTTTAGCAGAGAAGTCCCTGCTGGTGTCGTAGTGGCAAAGCTGATAGTTCCAGCCGTAGCAGAACAAACAATAGAAAGTCCCTGCATTCGGGCTCTTCCAGCAAAGATTACCTCGCCAGCCGCCGCATTCACCCCTGCACTTACGTTACCGGCGGGGTTTCCCACCGCAGAAATGCCCGAAAGAGTCTTAAAATACTTGGCCCCCGTGGCAGTTCCCGCATTTGCGCCCGTAATACTCTCTGTTTGAGAGTCCCCGTTCACGTCCGTTCCAGTAACCGTAAATGATTTAGCTGAATCATTTCCCGCACTCAGGATAGTCACTATGCGGCCTGAATCAAAGGCACAAGCGCCGCCCGAGGCCAATGCACCACCTATTACAAGTGCTGCATTGTTGCCTACTGCGGCGGCTACGGATATTCCATCGGCATCCAGAGCTTGAGTATCTGCCGTTATAAAGACAGCTTTTACATCAGAACCTGACATAACTCTCTCCTATTACGATAAATTACTCAAACGGTGTAGCCAATGTACCATCACCATGAAGGAATGCCTCACAATGCCAAACCGCTGCGCTAGTCGCTACCAATCTGATCACACCGCCTACAAGCCAACCCTGCCCTGCCGAACCCAAATCAATGGTGTCGTCATTACTGGCATCTGGAATGAATGTATTCATGTCAGTTGCGGTTGCCGGATCAAACAGATGGGCAAAACCAGAAAATAAATCACTAGTATTGTCCGTATTGATCTGCCCTGCGCCCGTAAAGGTAGTGCCAACTATAAAAGTATAGTTAAGCCCTGCTGCTGCGGTTGGAAGAGTCACCACGATTCCTGCGGCTCTATTCAGAGTATAAACAGTACCTGAATCAGTAGATTCTACTGATTTGGTAGCGTCTGTAATGCTGCTGACGTTGTCATAAGCGGAAACATACCCGGTTGTAGTGATATTACCGCTGCTATCAATATCAAAATTTGTGGTTATAGCACCAGTAGATGTTGCTTTAGTGATTTGCTCGAAACCGTTCTCAGACCTAACTGGGCCTTTAAATGTTGTATTAGCCATGTGTTATCTCCTGTCGTGGCTTAGTGTCTACTGAACTATACAGTAGTCAGGAAAAAAAGAGGGCGACTTGTAATTAAATATTAACAGGCATTCCGTTTATTAAAAAAAACAAGCCGCTCTCTTCGTACTACCTTATGCTCCAGGCGTTCCGAACACGGATCGCCAGTCAGATACCCCAAAACTGTAACGCTCACGGGCCTTAAACCGAGAGTTTCCAGTGTCGAAGTCGCCTTCCATTGCCGTCTTAATCGCGGTGCGTTGGAACAACTTAAAGCCATTCGGTGCATCGGTCATAATGAAGAACGCATCGGTATCCGTCAGGAAGTGGTTAACCACTGCTCCCTCCGGAATCATACCCATTGAGTTCACAGCGTTCACGTCATTGTCCGCTGTAGCAGGTCGAAGGTTCGAAGCAAGCGTGCGCTCTGCCGTGAACTGCAGCTCTTTTGGAATAATTAGTTTCATTCCTCGAACCGCAATTTTTAGTCCGCGCTCGTCCGTCAATCCTGCAATATCAATCAGCATTTGTTCCAACGAGGTTTCATTCAAATCCGCTGCCGTAGACAACTGATTTCGTTGATTGCCGCTAATTGATGGATGCGCGGAAGAACAGAGTGCTGCCCCGTCGCCTACCGGATAGCTCGTAGAAAAAGCATTATTCAAAATAGAAGAGGCTTTTATCTGCTTGGTTTGAGCCATTGATCGAGCAAGGGCGCGCGTATAACGTGCCGCCAACCGATCATACAGATTATCTTCTATTGCTTCTTCCGTGATGGAAAACGCGAGTGCTATCGTTTCGTGCGTATAACGTGCAGTAAATGTTTCCTGCGCGTCATCAAAGGAAATGGCGCTACCTTCAGCCTTAACGGGAGCAGTCCCGAAGCCAGAAAGCATTGTCTCTTCCTCAAACGCCCGATCTGAAGATTCTTCAGTATAGATTGCAGCGTGTTCCTTCTCGTACCGGTCATACTCAAGCCCGAATAAAGCATTTAATCCGGGTTCAAGCTCTTTCGCTAGTTGTGCTCTTGAAATAGCCATTTAGATCCCCCTTAAATGCCGAGCGAATCCGCAGTAGTCTGCGAATCGAATCGACGGGTTGTGGCATTAAAATGAGCGTTTAGACGAACCAGCAACGGAATTCCTGCCGCTGTAAAGTCGCTATTCGCCTCATCATCGACGATACCTACAATACGCAAAGGCAGCGTTGCCGTTGTTGCGATTGAAGATACGCTTAATGCCGAGTTAGACCTTCCAGTATCTGTAGAACCGGTTCGGGCCGAAGTACCAAGTGTAGCGTTCGCAAAAACGCCAGCTAGAGCGGTAGCCCTATCTGTGCTAGTTGCGTCAGTAGCCACTTGGAACAGTTGGTTTGGGTTATCAGCAACGAAAGCTTTTACGGGATAGTTCGTATCCACGCTAACGCTACCGGACCCGGGCCAATAATTAAGCCACGTAGGCTTTTTCTTGACCGAATCATGGTACATAACGCCTGTTAGTACGCCCAATGCCTGTGTTGTTCCACCACTAGTTGCGCCTGCGTAAGCAATGACGCCAGCAGCTAATGGAACACAAATACCATACTGGTAAATAGCATTAGAGTTGTCAGAAGCGATCTCGTACTCGGTAATACCGGTAGAGTTAGCGCCACCACCAACCAGTCCAACAGGACGAAGACCATAGGCAGTTTCTTGATTTGCCATCGGATTGTCCTTTTTTCAAAATAAAAGATTAGACCACGGCACTATTTATTAGGACGTGGACCACCAAAAGTTACCCTAGATTGTCGATCTGGTTTAGAAATCGCCATCGTAGAGTGAGCGTTCTCCCGCATCATATCGTGGTCTACAGCTTCGAGTTGGTCAGCATGTCTCTGACGAAAGTATTCTGTACGCTCTTCTACTGTTTCTAACGGTATACGTGCAAGAAGCAATCCGCCTGTACTAAACACACCCTCAAGTTTACCCGACTCAACTGTCGGGGCTTCGAAATCAGGATACTCATCCTTCCGAACAAGCTCATAACCTTCGCGTAAACGAGCTGAGATGTTTTGCTTGTCTTCAAAACCTCTAGTCTCAGCACGAATCCAACGATGCTTAAAGCCTTCCGGGGCAGGTGGTGCGTCTAACATGGACGGTGGTTGCCACGGCTTACGCCTTGTCGTAGCATTCCGAGTTGATTTAGCGCGAGAAGCACGCTGAATGGCTTGCAAATCTTCTGCAGAATTTTTTGATTCTTTAGTTTCTTTGGTCATATCAGCTACTCCTTCACGTACTTAGCGTATTCTTCTAGTGGCACACCCAATTTTTTGGCAATGGTTACCTGGCTTGGGGTGAGTTTTACCTTTCTGCGCCCTGACCTACTTCCTCTGGACACACTAGCTACGGTCTGGGCGGTCTTCTTAGTGCTAGTGCCTTTCTTAAACTTATGCGCAAACTCAGTCTTGATACGTTTGTCAAGCTCATCATAGTAGTCATCTGTCGTCGGGTCAAACCCCTCCTCTTCAATAAGCTTTTTATGTATTCCAAAGGCCGCGAAGGTCATTGTGTAATCATCCCCAAACCAGTCGTTCTTGCCAGCCCACTCTTCTGCCTTGGGATCAGCGGGTTTAGGTGCAGGGGCAACCTGTTGC